ATCCAAGAAAAGATGGTAAAATAAAGTATAACGGCAAATGGTCTGAAGAAGGAAGCATGGACTTTCCTTGGGAGCAAAGAGCAAAAAAAGCAGAATAGATATGGCATTTAAAATGAAAAACGCCTCAATGGCAAAGATGGTTAAAGAAGCTGGAAACAATAGAGTTTCGCCCATGAAAAAAGATAAACTTCCAACTCCCGAAGAAGACAAAGCGTTGTTAGCTAAACTTCAAAAAGAAAAAAATCTGTCAACTGAAACAGAAGGGCCGTTTGCTGAAAAAAACAAGAAGCAGCTAAAAAAAGTTAGAAAAGCTTATACTAGAGAAGTTAATAGAGACGTCGAAGCTATGTCTAGAAAAGAGGCTAGGCAAGAAGTTAGAGCGGATAGAAAAGAAGGTAGAGCTGAAAGAAAAGCTTACAAGAAAAACGTTAAAAGAAATATGGGCGGAGCTTTTGCTGGTGGAGCAGAAAGTAAAAGTGCTGGAAAAAACGTACCTGGAGCGTTTTCTTCTAAAAAGAAAAAGAAATCATATTTGGCAGCTAAAAAATACAAAGAGTTTGACAATTTCGTTGCTGGCGTTAGCAAAACTAAAAAAAGAAAGCCTGGAAGTGAAGAAAAATAAAAAAAAACGATATGGCATTTAAAATGAAGAACGAAGGGATTAAAAAAATTGTTGGCGAGCTTAGAAAAGCTAGCAAAACGCACGCTGGTCAAGCAGACAGATTAGAGAGTATGTCGGCTATGAAAATGAAAAAAGAAGACAAGCAAGTGCCGTTATCAGCTTATGAAAAAAAGAAAGGTACAGAGATTACAGGAGGAAACAAAGCTGAAAGAATAAACGATCTTGAAGATAGAATTGAATTTTTGCAGTCAGACTTAAAAGAAGGTAAAGGTGACATTACTCAATTAAAAATATTAAGAGCTAAATTAGCTCAACTAAAAAAATCATGATAAGCAATTTAGTAGGAGGATTATTCGGCAAAGTCTTAGATAACGCAGAGGGTATACTTGATAAAGTAATCACAACTGATAAAGAGAGAGACGAAGCTAAACTAGCATTAAAATCAATAATGCTTGAAGCAGAACGTGAAGCTTTTGCAAAAGAAGTTGAAGATCGCAAGTCTGCACGTGATATGTATAAAGACGATGCTATTATTCAAAAAGTATTAGCAACGTTATTTACAGTAGCATATTTTGGTATTACATTCGTAATGTTTAATTACTTTGTTACTAAAAGCTTAGAGCTAGGCGAATTTGAGATTAGCTTTATATCAACAATATTTGGCGCTATGAGCGCTAAGGTAAATACAATAATAGACTTCTTCTTCGGTGGAAGTTCAAAGAAAAACGAACAAACAAACAAATAAAATTATGGGAATCAATTCAACAGCTACAGCTTATAACTTCGGACAACTAGGTAGCGGGCACATAAAAGCTACTAATGTAGAGTTATTTGCTCCTACAGGAAAAGTTATAGTAGCTATAACAATGCTAGAAGCTATGAAATTTACTAAGCTAATAGCAGACGCTTCTTACATAGCAAACGGTAGCGCTACGGTAGATGATGGTGTATCTTTTATAGGTACTGGAACTCAGTTTTTAGCTAACGGTGAAGATGATGATGGGGACGCTGTAACATCAGCGGCAATAGCAAACACCGTAGAGTTTCCAGCTGGATTAACTATATACGGTAGATGGACAAGTCTTCAGCTAGTAGATCTTGCGGGTAGCGACAACACGAACACTCATGGCGTAATTGTATACTACGGTCACTAATGGCATTAGGTAACGCAAATACATCAGCTCAAGCTAGAGGTAAAGCTAAGCCTGTTATGGTTAGAAGACGCAAAGAAGTTGTTTTAGCTAAAACGTATGGTTCTATTTCTGGAACAACGGTTCAAGCTAGAGCTGCTTGCGATACTAGAGACTCTCTTAGTGAGACATACTACCACAATGGTAGTGGTTCAACTCCTAGGGTTAACGATAAGGTTTACATATCAAGAAGAGCTGACGACAGAAGAGGTGCATTGCAAGACGGTTTTTACAAAGTTACTGCTGATAGTAGAACTTTCGTAAGTATACAAATAACAAGCGGGGTGGTTGCAGCCGTAGAAAACTGCAGATAATAAACAATTAACTTAAATTAAATTAAATAATGGCAAAAAGAAAGACACCCAAGGTCAAAGACCTTAGGCCAGAAGCAATTAGCAAAGATCAATTAGCTAAAATGCAAAACGTAGTAAAAGCAATAAACCAAGGACAAAGTAAAATTGGTATGCTTGAATCGCAGAAGCACGAACTACTACACGAAGTCATGCAACTTCAAGGTATGATTGGTCAAATACAAAAAGAAATAAAAGAAGAGTACGGCGACGTTGATATAAACATTAGCGACGGATCAATTAAATATAATAAAAATGAGCAAGTTAATTCGTAAAATTACAATAGGTAAAGATTATAAAATAGATGCTATGCATTATTCTGTAGGCCAAGAGGTTTATGGAGGACATACTATCTGCGACATAGTTGAAGAGAAAGACAAGTACAGTATATATATAAAGAAAAACAAAGACGTTATGCCTTGGAAAGACTTTAATAAAAATATGGCTGTTTCTGTTGAGTACAACCTAGAGTATTAATGAAATCACCATACAACTACATAATAAAGCCTAACGGCAATAGATACAACAACTCTGTAAAAGTTGGTAACAAGAGTCTAATTACTAATACGGATATATTTGATCACAAGCATGTAAATAGAGAGGCTAAAGTTTTAGCTACACCTAAAGCTATTGATACTAATATAAAAGAAGATGACACTGTTATTGTTCATCACAACGTGTTTAGAAGATGGAACGATGCTAGCGGCAAAGAACGCAACAGTAAAAGCTTTTACAAAGAAGATATGTACTTCGTAAGTGAAGATCAAATATTTGCTTACAAGCAAGAAAACAAATGGAAGCCAATGAAAGGGTTTTGTTTTGTTAAACCTATTAAATCAAAGGATAATTTTACTCAAGATGTAGAAAAGCCTTTAGTAGGAATAATTAAATACTCTGACGGATCTCAAGACGTTGGTGATCTAGTAGGATTTACTCCTAACTCAGAGTATGAGTTTGTTATCGACGGAGAAAGACTATATAGAGTATACTCTAAATTTATTACAATTAAATATGAATATCAAGGAGACGAAGAAGAATATAATCCAAGCTGGACATAAAGCCGTTGAAGAACTTATCAAAGTTGCAAAAGAAGCTATTATTGATAGTGATGATGACATTACTGCCGATAGACTTAAGAACGCTGCTGCTACAAAAAAGCTCGCTATCTTCGATGCCTTTGAGATACTTAATCGTATACAAGAAGAACAGGCTTTGCTTGAGGGTAAGGTTGTTGAAGAGAAGAAAGAGAAAGTTTTTAAGGGCTTTGCCGAAGGTAGATCTAAATAATGTACGAACAAAGTTTATACGAAATAATAGAACCAGTTAAGAGAACTACCATAAGTAGACTTAACAAAGGTAAGAAGTGGAAGCGTGGCTACAACAAAGAGCATGACGTTGTAGTTCTTAGTAGTACTGGCCAAATAGGTGAGATATACAACATACAAGGGCTGCATATAGCTTTGCCTAAAGTGCCAAAAGATATACATTCAAACAAAAATAAAAAGTGGGAGCAACTAGAAAAGCCCGATGTACTTAAGAAGATAAAAACTATATTTGACTGGAAAGCATATCCAGAGGAACAAAAAGAACAGTGGCACGAATATATAGATGAAGAGTTTAATAGACGTGAAGAGGGATTTTGGTTCAACAACAATGGTAAGCCAACTTATATAACAGGAACGCATTATATGTATTTACAGTGGAGCAAAATCGACGTTGGTGCTCCAGACTTTCGTGAAGCAAATAGATTATTCTTTATATTTTGGGAAGCTTGCAAAGTTGATTCAAGATGTTATGGTATGTGCTACTTGAAAAACAGACGTAGTGGTTTTTCTTTTATGAGCTCTGCCGAAACAGTTAACTTAGCTACTATTTCAAGTGACTCTAGATATGGTATACTATCTAAAAGTGGTGCTGATGCTAAGAAGATGTTTACAGACAAGGTTGTACCTATATCTATAAACTATCCTTTTTTCTTCAAGCCAATACAAGATGGTATGGATAGACCTAAGTCTGAACTAGCATACCGTGTCCCTGCGAGTAAATTTACCCGTAAAAAAATAGACACAAACGAAAAGCTAGAAGAGATAAAAGGTTTAGATACTACGATTGACTGGAAGAACACGGGTGACAACAGTTATGATGGTGAAAAGCTTTCACTACTAGTACACGATGAGAGTGGTAAATGGGAACGACCAGATAACATACTCAACAACTGGCGAGTTACAAAAACTTGTCTTAGACTAGGTAGCAGAATTATTGGGAAATGCATGATGGGATCAACATCAAACGCTTTAGACAAAGGTGGTGATAACTTCAAGAAGTTATATAACGACAGCGATGTCACTAAAAGAAACAAAAATGGTCAAACAAAGTCTGGTTTATACTCTCTGTTTATTCCAATGGAATGGAACTTTGAAGGCTTTATTGATGAGTTTGGACGGCCAGTGTTTAGAACTCCAGATGAAGGATGTTATGGACCAGACGGTGAACTAATAGATATAGGTGTTGTTGATCACTGGCAAAACGAAGTTGATGGATTAAAAGACGATCAAGATGGTTTAAATGAATTTTATCGTCAGTTTCCTAGAACAACAGAGCATGCATTTAGAGATGAAACAAAAAATAGTATATTTAACTTAGTTAAGATATACGAGCAAATAGATTATAACGAAGGTATTGGAAGTTCAGCTGTTGTTAATACAGGTAATTTTCAATGGGTTAACGGTGTTAAAGATTCAAAAGTAATATTTTATCCAGATCCAAAAGGTAGGTTTAAGATAAGTTGGGTACCACCTGCACACCTTCAAAATAGAGTAATAGTAAAGAACGGAATAAAATATCCAGGAAATGAGCACATGGGCGCTTTTGGTTGCGATAGTTACGATATATCTGGTACTGTCGATGGTAGAGGATCCAACGGATCTCTTCATGGATTAACCAAGTTTAGTATGGAAGATGCTCCAGCAAACGCTTTCTTTTTAGAATACGTTGCTAGACCTCAGACTGCTGAGATGTTTTTTGAAGATGTGCTAATGGCGTGTGTATTTTACGGTATGCCTATACTAGCAGAGAATAACAAACCAAGACTTCTTTATTATATAAGAAGAAGAGGTTACAGAGGTTTTAGCATGAACAGACCTGACAAGGTTTGGAATAAGCTTTCTGTTGCAGAGAAAGAGATTGGTGGTATACCAAACTCAAGTGAGGATATAAAACAAGCTCACGCTGCTGCTATAGAAATGTATATACAAAGCCATGTTGGTCATTTAGGTGACGGTAGATATGGTAGTTTGTATTTTAATGAAACTTTAAACGATTGGGCAAAGTTTGATATAAATAAAAGAACTAAGTTTGATGCTGCAATAAGTTCTGGTCTAGCTATAATGGCTTGCAACAGACATTTGTACGCGCCTAACGCTAAGGTAGAAAAACCAAAGATAAACTTAAGTATTGCTAAGTATGATAACAAAGGCGGTGCTTCACGAATAATAGAAAATTAAATATGGCTGAATCAACATATAAGAATTATTTCCCTAGTCAAGCTGTTAGCGACTTAGAAAAAATATTACCTGAGTATGGTTTAAAAATAGCTAAAGCCATAGAGAAAGAGTGGTTTGAGTCTAACACGATGGGTAACAATTATTCTAGCAGTAGATATTACAATAACAAAAATACTTTTCACAAACTAAGGCTTTACGCTAGAGGAGAACAAGGTATACAAAAATATAAAGATGAGCTTTCTATAAATGGTGACTTAAGCTATTTAAACTTAGACTGGAAGCCTGTACCTATAATACCTAAGTTTGTTGATATTGTAGTTAACGGTATGAGTGAAAGAGCTTATGACGTTAAAGCATTTTCACAAGATCCTTACGGAGTAGAAAAAAGAACAGACTACATGCAACGTATGCTAGACGAAATGCGTACGAAAGATTTTACTAAGTTTTACAAAGAAACTTTTAACGTAGACTTGTCTACAGTTCCAGAAGATAAATTACCAGAAACAGAAGAAGAGTTAGAGCTACACATGCAGTTAACTTACAAGCAAGCTGTTGAGTTGGCAGAAGAACAAGCTATAAATGTTCTGCTCCAAGGAAACGACTACGACTTGATTAGAAAAAGAGTTAACTATGACTTAACTGTTTTGGGTATTGGCGCTGTAAAAACAGGTTTTAATAAATCAGAAGGAGCTACAGTAGAGTATGTTGACCCTGCTGATTTAGTTTACTCGTACACTGACTCACCTTATTTTGACGATATATATTACGTTGGCGAAGTAAAAGATGTGCCAATCAACGAACTAGTAAAGCAGTTCCCAGAGCTTAGTGAATCAGATATAAAAGATATATTAAATTCTAACAACCAAACTTCTGGTAGATATTCTAGGAAGTATAGTTACGGAAGAGAAACTGACAACAACAAAGTTCAAGTCTTATACTTTAATTATAAGACGTACATGAACGATGTGTACAAAGTAAAAGAAACAGCAACTGGCGCTCAGAAAGCAATAGAAAAAGATGACACGTTTAATCCACCAGAAGAGGCGCAAGTAAACTTCATGAAACTGCAAAGATCAGTTGAGTGTTTATTTGAAGGGGCATTTATAATTGGTACAGATAAACTAATATCTTGGAAGAAAGTAGATAATATGATGAGGTCTAAAAGTGACTTCAATAAAGTTAAGATGAATTATTCTATTACTGCTCCAAGGATGTATAATGGTAGAATAGAAAGTTTAGTTGGTCGTATAACAGGTTTTGCTGATATGATACAGCTTACACATTTAAAGCTACAACAAGTTATGTCAAGGCTTATACCAGACGGTATATACTTAGATGCAGATGGTTTAGCTGAAATAGATTTAGGTAACGGAACAAACTATAATGCACAAGAAGCTTTAAATATGTTCTTCCAAACAGGTTCTGTTATTGGTAGATCAATGAATGAGCTTGGCGAAGGAAACCCTGGTAGAGTTCCAATACAAGAAATATCAAGTGGTAGCGGTGGTGCTAAAATGCAAAGTTTAATTGGCACGTATAACTATTACTTACAAATGATACGTGATACAACCGGTCTTAATGAAGCTCGTGATGGTAGTACTCCAGCAAAAGATGCTTTAGTTGGCGTGCAAAAGTTAGCGGCAGCTAATTCTAACACAGCTACTAGACATATATTACAGTCCGGTTTATTCTTAACTAAATCTGTAGCTGAAAGTTTATCGCTTAGAATATCTGATATAATAGAGTTTTCTCCTACTAAAGAAGCTTTCATACAAGCTATTGGTGCTCATAACGTAGGTACTCTGGAAGAAATGTCTAACTTGCACTTGTATGACTTTGGTATATTTATAGAGCTAGCTCCAGATGATGAGGAAAAGCAATTGCTAGAAAATAACATACAACAAGCTTTAGCACAAAACAGCATAGACTTATCTGACGCTATAGATCTTAGAGATATAAAAAATGTTAGACTAGCTAATCAACTATTGAAAATCAGACGTAAAAAGAAAATGGATGATGACCAGAAGCGTCAACAAGAAAATATAAAAGCACAGTCTGACGCTAACGTTCAAGCACAACAAGCTGCAGCTCAAGCAGAAATACAAAAGCAACAAGCTATAATGCAGATGAACGCACAGATGGAACAGATAAAAACTGATTCAAAAACAAAGATTATAACTCACGAGGCTAACGTTAAGAAGCAGTTGATGGATCATGAGTTCCAGATAAACATGCAGCTAAAACAAGTAGATCTTGACACTGTTAGTAAAAAAGAAAAAGAGAAAGAAGATCGTAAGGACGATAGAACTAGAATACAGGCTTCACAACAAAGTGAACTTATAGAGCAAAGAAAAGCAGGTACTCCACCTAAAAACTTTGAGTCATCAGGTAATGATATACTTGGTGGTGGTATGGGCTTGAGTGACTTTGGGCCTAGATAATTATTAACTTATATTTTATATTATGAATGAAAATGAAAACATTGAGGAGACTCAAGACATTGAATCTACTGAACAAGTAGAACAACCACAAGAAGAAGTGGTAGAACAAGAATCGCCAGTATCTTATAAAGATGATGGAACAATTGTTCTTGATATGGACAAGCTTAACGAGCTAGAAACTGCCAACGAACAAGCTCAAGAGTCAGTAGAAGCAACGCAAGAAACTGCAGCTCAAGTTGAAGTCCCTGAAGAAAGCGTAGAGCAAGAGGTAAGTGATACGGTTGAAGAAGCTAATCAAGCTATTGAAGTAGCAGAACAAACTGGACAAGCATTACCAGAAAATATACAGAAGCTAGTTGACTTTGTTAACGACACTGGTGGAAGCGTAGAAGATTACGTTAAGTTAAATAGAGATTATAATGAAATGGATAATCAAACAGCGCTTAACGAATATTATAAAATAACTAAACCTCATTTAGATGATGAGGAAAGAAGCTTCTTAATGGAAGACAACTTTTCGTTTGATGAAGAGATTGACGAAGAAAGAGAAGTAAGAAAAAAGAAAATAGCCTTAAAAGAGCAGGTTGCAGAGGCTAAAGCCTATTTAGACGGGCAAAAGTCTAAGTATTATGATGAGATTAAAGCTGGATCAAACCTTACTGCAGAGCAGCAAGAAGCGATACAGTTCTTTAATCAGTATAACGAAGATACGGTAGAAAGCGAAAGATTAGCTAGAGAAAGATCAGAGCAGTTTACAACGAGGACTAATAAAGTTTTCAACAACGAGTTCAAAGGTTTTGAATACAACGTTGATGGTAAGAAGCTTAATCTTAAAGTACCTAATGCAAGTGAAGTAGCGAGAAATCAAAGCGACATTAATAATTTTATTGGAAGGTTTTTAAACGAAGACAATAGTATTAACGATGTTGAAGGTTATCACAAAGCTTTATATGCCGCCATGAACCCCGACGTTATCGCAAAGCATTTTTACGAACAAGGTAAAGCTGATGCTATACAAGACACTGTCGCTAAAGCAAAAAATATAAATATGGATGCTAGACAGTCGTATGACAATAACACAGCTGGAGGAATGAAAGTAAAAGCTTTAGATGATAACACCGCTTCGTTCAAATTTAAAAAACGAAATTAATTAACAATTTAAAAACTATTTATTATGGCAATTACTGCAGGTGGTAGTTTGAATAGCGTTCCTGCTGCTCAAAAGCAAACGTTGAACTCAAACTACATCGATTTTACGTCCTCAGCTACTGAAGGCTGGGCACAACAATATTTACCAGATCTAA